GGTACTGAGAATGTAATCCAATGTGAAGAAGATCAATATATTCTTGAAGCAGCAGAAGAAGCAGGTGTAGACCTTCCTTATTCTTGTAAGGCAGGTGCTTGTTCCTCTTGTGCTGGCAAAGTTATCTCTGGTGAGATTGATAATGAAGAACAATCTTTCCTTGATGATGATCAAATGGCAGAAGGATTTGCACTTCTCTGTGTTGCTTATCCCAAGTCTGATTGTGTGATCCTTACTGAACAAGAGGAAACCCTGTGAGTGCTGGAATGTTAGGGCAACTGAATCTTGCTCTCCAGCAACTTGTAGAAGAGGGTGCCTGGTCTAATGATGATGAACTTAAAGTTTGTATTGCTGGCACTTTAAAAAAAGACAAATTTATTGTAATTCAAAACACTACTAAAAGAGGAGAACAAAAATGAAATTCGGATTCACCCCTGAGGCAGAGATCCTCAATGCTCGTCTGGCAATGATTGGTTTTGTTGCTGGAGTTGGTGCTTACCTCACTACTGGTCAAATTATTCCTGGTATTTTCTGATGGAGGTTTCTATGCGTAAGGAAGGATATCAGGTCCCTCAGGTTGAATTTGTACTTCGTGAGTCTGGGGAATTTGTAAGTAAAACAACTGCAGATCTTTTTGATGGAAAGCGTGTGGTCATCTTTAGTCTGCCTGGTGCTTTCACTCCTACTTGCAGTGCCTATCAGCTACCTGGATTCGAAGAGAAATACGACGACTTTGTTGGTTGTGGCATCGACGATATTTACTGCATCTCTGTTAATGATGGGTTTGTGATGAATGCCTGGGCACAGGATCAAAACATCAAGAATGTAAAACTTATCCCAGATGGTAATGCTTACTTCACTCGCTCTATGGGTCAACTCGTTGCCAAGACCAATCTTGGTTTTGGTGAGCGTTCTTGGAGATATGCTGCTGTGGTAGATAATGGAATTATTGAGAAACTCTTTGTGGAAGCAGGAAAACAAGATAATGCTCCTACTGATCCTTATGAAGCAACAACTCCAGAAGCAGTTCTAGAATATGTGAAATCAACCACAAAAGAATTAGTTTCTGCATAATACTGAACCCCCCTTGAGGGGGTTTTTTAATGCCTTGAGCTAAATAACTCAGAGTGCTATTTCGAGGATAATGACCTTAGATCTTCATAACTTTTTCAAGTATTATGATGATGGTAATGCTAATCATGTAGCAGCAGTACAATGGTTAGAGGATAACCTCCCTGCTGAGTTCATGGATGACTCAGAAACAGAATGGATTGGAATTTTTAGAACTAAACCACCCACACCAGCAGTTCTTAATGTTCCATATTTTAATCAAGTAGACAACTATAGAGACGCACACAGAACTTGTAACAGTTCATCTTGTGCTATGTGCCTTGCTTTCTTAAAGCCAGGTTCAATCAAGGGCGATGATGAATATGTCAAAAAGGTTTTCGCCATTGGTGACACAACTGATCATGCTGTTCAGACAAAAGTTCTGGCAGGATATGGAGTTAAGTCACACTTTAGTTACAATCTTTCTTTTGCTGACGTTGATAAGAGTCTTGATGCTGGGAAACCTGTTGTTATTGGTATCCTGCATAGGGGTTCTTTATCTGCACCTACTGGTGGGCACATGTGTGTTGTGATTGGTAAGACTCCAGATGGCAAAGGATATTATGTTAATGATCCATATGGTTCTCTCAATGATAACTATACTGGTCCTGTGACAAATGGTAAGAAAACCATTTATACAAAAGCAGTTCTCAAGCATCGTTGGTGTCCAGGTGGCAACGATGGTTGGGGTAGAATTTTCGATTGAGGAGAACAACAATGGCAAGAATAGATTTACACAACTTCTTCAAATTCTATGATGAGAAGAACCCTAACCATGTGAAGGCAGTTCAGTGGTTGGAAGATAACCTCCCAGTCAAGTATCTAGAAGATAATGTTGATTGGGCGGAGATTTACAGAGGAAAAAAGGGTAATGCTGCACCAGCCCCTGCTGCTGCAGCTTCTGCTCCTGTAGTTGGTGGTGATGATGTCCCACAGATGGGCATCAAATTGGTGAAAGAGTTTGAAGGATGTAGATTAAATGCATATCCAGATCCTCTTTCTGGTGGTCTCCCAATTACAATTGGTTGGGGTTCCACTAGAGATAAGAATGGTAAACCATTCCAGATGGGTGATAAGATTACTCAAGCAGAAGCAGATGAGCTACTGATTGAAGAAGCGAAGCATCACTTCCTCCCAGCACTTCGTAAGATTCCACATTGGAATGAAATGTCTGATGGCAAAAGAGGTGCCCTACTTTCTTTTGCTTATAATTTGGGCGCTGGTTTTTATGGTGGTGATAATTTTAATACTATCACTCGTGTTCTAAAAAATAAAGAATGGGATAAGGTGCCTGATGCCTTATATCTCTACAGAAATCCTGGTTCAAATGTGGAAGCAGGACTAGCTCGTAGAAGAAAAGCTGAAGGTGAGGCTTGGAAAAAAGGTTAATCACATTCAACAAGGACAATGGCAGAACAACCACAAAAGAAAAAGGAACATTGTATGAGCACTATTGTTAGAATTACTGTACTGAGTTGGAGTGCTGCTCTACTTACAGCATCATATGCTGGTCTACTCGCTAAGATGGACCCAACATTCATTGCTACTGTATTTACAGCTGCTGCTGCTACCTTTGGAGTTGACACTCTAAAGAAAGGAGATGACAAGGATGGAGATCAACCTCGTAGGGAACCTGAAATCACATCAGTTGAACCAACTCCAGAACCAGAACCACCAGCAGATATCACAACAGCAGATACCTCAACAGCAGGTTGTCCAAACTGTGATCCAGGGGATACCCCAGACTACAGTAGAGCGTCTACCCGCTCAGAAGTTTGAGGTTCCTGTAACACAAGGTCTGGCACTTCCTGTATTCAGGGTGCCAGACCCATCCATTAAGTATCCTGTGATTAGTGTACCTACACAGGAAGAGTTTGATGCCGCTGTAAGAGCAGATAAAGAAAAACAATCAGAAGAACCAGAAAAAACAAGGGGACTTCCAGATCCTACCCCTACCCCTCAACTGCCTCAGATTGCTCAACCCCCCCTGACTCAAACTCCCATTGCTGAAATACCAGCAGATAAACCTTCACCAGCATTAACAGTCTTTGGAACCAATATTAATTTACCTGATCCTTCTATTGTTGCTACGGCTGGTGCTGTAGCAGTTGTAACTACTGCTGCTACTGTAGCATCAACAGCAGTATTCAATGCATTAAAAAATGCTGCTGAACCTTTGATTAAGGAAGCAACAAAAAATAAATTTAAAATTAAAATCAAACAAGTTAAACCTGTTCTGCACTATGTAATGGCAGAATCTGGACATATTGATATATTTGAGTACTCTACTGAAGGAACTCGATTGGTGGCACAAACAGATAATGTGGAGCAATATATTAGAGATCAGATAGAACAGAATTCTCTTTATGAACTTGAGAATAAAGTTATTATAGATGAACCAATTAAATCTAAGTTTACTAAAGAGGGTCAAGATAGGTTTAAATCTCTTTATGCTCAACCAAGAAAGATTGCCAAGAAACTTAGTGCTAGGTTGTCAATCTAAGTCTAGTTGAGAAAATGCCCAAGTAATAATTGTAACTGGCAACCAAGCAAATAGATTATAAAGTATATCTAAAAATAAATTATCAAATTTAGAAGTTTTCTTTTGTCTGTTTTTTTCTTCCTGTATATCCGACTCTGATGATACTGCCTGAGTCATGATAATGTTGTAATTTGATCATTAATATTTAATGATTTTCAAATATCTTTCTTCCTCTTCGTGCTGGTCTCCTAATAAATCTTATAATTTCTGGAGGTAGTTTTTTGGGGAGGGGTCTTCTGTTCTCCAGCATGACCCCATCATTTGTAAATAATCTGAACAAAATTAATAGTTCAACTATTACCTTTTGCATTTCTCCTTTGTTCTAGTAGTGCAAAGTCTTTTTTCTTTGTTCCACCATCATATTCCCAAGCATATCCTTCAGCAATCATACGATCATTAAGACATACACCATCAGCAAATAACCTTCCAAGAATTCTGCCATATTTTTCTGTGCTATCTGGTAGTTCTGTTTTAACTAATATTTCTTTCTTTCCTTCAAGATTCTTTTTAAGCCATTCTTTAACTTCAAGACCAAGTGCTTTTTCTCTGAGATCAGTTGTTCTGCTCTCTGGGGTATCGATACCAGCAAGACGAATTCGCTTAGTAAGGGAGATATCAAAACCAAGGTCAATGTCAGCATCAATAGTGTCGCCATCTACAACCTTGTGAACGGATCTTATTCTGTAGATATAGGGATCTTTATCAGCCATTAGAATGGTAATTTAAACTTCTCAGTATTTAGTTTAGGAATAGGTAGTTTTTCAAATGCTTTGGTGACTTGCTTCTCTACAACAGCACCAACAAATTCCTCTGGATTGTCTAGAATTTTTTGTGCTTTTTGATAAGTTACATAAGCACCATAACAAAGTGCCCCACTAATGGTGAGACTTGTGATTGATAGAATCAGACTCAGATGTTTCATCTTTCATCTCCAAATATGCTAACCTTAATATGTAGTAAATTACATATGCTGTAAATATTAATCCAATACCTAGTATGGTTATTACTCCCCAAGGCAATTGACTCATTGTACTTTTTCCAAAATCAATTCATATAGACCAGCAACATCTGCAGATTTAATTGCTTCTTTTTTAGTATTGAATTTTTTTGCTTTTGATCTATCTGGAGTCCATTTTGTATCTTCTTCAAAATACAAAACTTCATTCATGAAAGCAACTCTTTTTACAATAAACATTTTTTATTTTTATTTAGATCCTGGATATCTAACTACAACATCAGAACAAACTTTTGCATATGGTGAGTCTGGATGAAATGTTATTCCACTCTTAATCGCTTCACCACACTTAAGTAATCTAACTAATTCAAAGTCAAGTCTTGCTTTTGCTGCTTCTGCATCTTGTCTTTTGATTTCTGTTCTTACTCTTTCTTTACAAAGTTCTTGTAAAGATCCATCTAAGGGGACATTGAATCCCATACTTACACCAAAATTTCCATTATGAGATTGATAAGTTTCTGGATCTTTACTCCCATTAAAATTTCCAAGAGCAAAAGGAGAAAGACTCATTGTTGCCCCCTGACAGCTAACTCCTCCACCATATGTGTTTACTGCAAATGGTCCTTGTAAAACTTGGACAGCTTGGTTAGTAACATTGCCAGTGGCAGAAGCAGAAGGACCTGCTATGTTTGTATTGGATGGTGCTTGTTGTGCCATTGCTGGCAACATCATTGAGTAAAGACAGACACAGAGTTTGTAACAGAATTTGATTCTGTGCTTCGATCTATCCATGTTTCTTTTGCCACTCCAGGACCTAGATAAGTTTCACTGAACTGGAATGGAGCACCTTGAGTTTGGATGGTGTAATTTGCTCCAGGGGCTGGAGTGCCAGGAATGTTTATATTAG